GTCATAGAACCAAATGAGTTTATGAATAATGGTGGCCAATTAAACAAAGATAGCCAAGAGTTTGCTTCAATACCACCGTCAGTTAATATGAATGTGATAAAAGGTGGTGACAATAGTACAATTCAATCTAATCAAACACATACAAACATAACTGAAAATACAACTACAAGTGATGTGAATGTTAAGAAAATATTTAAGACGGCTTAGTAGATACCTAATTCTTTTTCAGTAATAATTTTAAACTTCAAACCATTATCATTACAATAGACATCAGCGGCTTGCCATTTAGATACATTTTTGATATATTCTAAACTCTCTCTCATAAAACCTTTAGATTTCTTTGATCTGACCTTTGGTTTTTTAGTCTGTGCTGATGGTTTTATCTCTATCATATATCGCTTGCCTTTTGAGGTCTTTATGATAAAGTCAGGATAATATGTGTGTCGTTTTCTATCAATAGGATTGACATATGGTATACCTAATTCTTCACTTGCCCAATATATAATATCCTCGTTACGGTCACAATACACCATAAACTTACGCTCCCAATTAGAACGATAAACAATTTTATTAGGGTCGCCAGCGTATTTCTTTGGATTACTAGGTCGGTAAATACCTTTGTATGTTGCTCGTTTTCTCATATAAATATTAGTAATATATAGGATATTTAAATGGCTTCAATAAAACTAGGATCATTAATCAATTTAGGTAGTGGCATATTAAAGAATGCCCTTGCCTCTCAACAATCAAAGTCAATGGCACAAGACTTGTTAAAAACTTCTAAACTGGAGTTAAGAGACAAGAAGGCGCCTACGGCTCATATGCAATCTGATCCTTTAGAGTTTACTAACATAAAATTTCCTAGAGATTTAGGTAATACCGACCAAGGCCATTATATGATTTTCTATGTAATATCAAATAATCATAGTAAATTTGCTGATAAACAATTTAATGAACAATTATTAGGTTCTGCTTTTGTAACAGAGACAGGCACAGGCGATGTAGCAGGTGATGTTGAAACAACTTACAATGTAGCAAGATTAAGAGATGGTAGAACAAACTCAGCAGTAAAAATTGGTAGACCTACAAAAAATAGTGTGATGTCTTCAAGGCCAACTCATAGTGTAGCAACAGCGGCTATAGCATTGTATATGCCACCAGGAATAAATGTCAAGTATGATGTGGCTAATGGTCCTACTGAATTAGGTATGGCAGGTTTAGGTGTTAAGACATTTGCTGATATGTCTGGCGCTGCTAATGACGAGGCACAGATGGACGCTTTCTTATCAGGTCTAAAAGGTGTAGGTTTAGAGGCAACTAAAAGAATGGGTGTAGGTGCTTTAGAGGCTCTTGGTGCTGGTGATGTTGGTGGTGCCATAACAAAAGTTACAGGTTTTGCTGAAAACCCATTTAGTGAAGTGGTGTTTGAAAAAGTAAATCATAGAGCATTTAATTATACATTTAACTTAACTGCTAGAAACAAAGAAGAAGTTGAAGACATAAACAAAATTATAACATTATTTAAATATCATATGCATCCAAGTTTAAGTTTTGATGTAGCTGGTGGTAGATATTTCAAAGTGCCTAGTGAGTTTGAAATACACTATGCTTATCAAGGTCAACTTAACAATTATCTAAACAAAATTAGTAGATGTGTATTAACAGGTTGTGAGATACAATATGGTGGTGAAGAATTTACCACATTTAGACAATTTGATAATGATGGCGCTGCTCCTGTACAAATATCAATGACATTATCATTTACAGAGACAGAGATAATGACAAAAGAAACTATAGCAGACGGATATTAAAATGGCAAGATATTTCGAAACATTTCCGAAGTTACTATATGATATTGACAACACAAAGAATTTTAAAATAGTAACAGATATTTTTAGAAGAATAAAAGTTAGAGAACAATTAAAAACTAACGCTGCTCTATTCTCAAAATATAGTGTGCCTAGTGGTGAACAACCAGAAACCACATCTTACAAACATTTTGGCACAACAGACTATTTCTGGATAATATTACTATTAAACGATATAACAGATAGATACTATGGCTGGCCATTATCAGACCAAGACTTTGAAAAGTATGTAAAAGACAAATACACAAATCCTCAGGCTGTACATCACTATGAGATTACACAATCAAGTGGGCCTACAACAGGCAATGGTCCAGATGACTATTCGCACAAAATAGAAGTAAACGAGACAGAGGCAGGTGCTGAGTCTGTATCAAATTATGAATATGAAAGACGAGAACAAGATAGAAAAAGACAAATCAAATTACTTGATCCTAGATATTTACCTATGTTCTTGGAAGAATTTGAAAGGTTGATTAGAAGATAATGCTATGGCTAGTGTAAATGAAGACAAAGAATTATTAAGATACGCCGGTGATTTTAGATTAGAACTTTGTAATATTATATCTTATAGAACAGATCCCGACAACGCAACAGAATCATTAAGAATTAATATCTTACCTCAACTTATGAACTTATCAATAGTTGAAGATATATCTATGGAATGTATTACAGGTGAGATAGACTTAGCTGATGCTCAGGATATTAGAACGGTCTTACCACTTACAGGTTTAGAAAGATTAGAACTAAAATTTTATACACCAGGCTCTGCTAAAGAAGATAGAGTCGACACAAGCGAAGAAACAAGCGACCCATTTTACATTTACAAGATAGAAAAGATCAGACCATCAGGTGGTACTGGTCGTCAAATGGTTTACAGACTACACTTTACAAGTAGAGAGGCATATAGAAATAGTATATCAAAAGTTTCACGTGCCTTTGAAGGCCCTATTGAAAATGCTGTAGCAGAGATACTAAAAGATGAAAAATACCTTGATAGTAGAAAACTATGCTACATAGAAGAGTCTAAATCTAATTCAAAGTTTGTAATACCAAATATGAGACCATTTAAGGCAATAGAGTTTCTAGCAAGTCAAACCATATCACAAGTATATGAAAATGCCAACTATCTATTTTTTGAAACATTAAGAGGTTATCACTTTAGATCAATTGAGTCATTATTGGCGATACGAGGACACACGGCACGACCTGTTGTTGAAAAGTATCACTTACAACCAGCCAATACAAGAACTGGTGGTAATGTAGATGTAGAGCAGGCAATGAGAAGTGTAAAACATTATAGTTTTGAGGATCCTGTAAACACATTAGAAGATTTATCAGAGGGCCTATTTGCCAGTCGTATTGTAGATACAGATTTATTTTATAAGACAATTAATACACACGATTTTGATTATCACAGTACATATGGTAACTTTTTTCATACTGAACACAGCGATGGTGCTAGATCAGGCATAAAATTTATACAACCACACTCGGTGTTTGATAACACAAAGAAAACACTATCAGAGCAACCATTACAAAAACTTATGAGTACGGCGGCTACAAGTAAAGTACACAATGGTTATGAACCTGTGCCTAACAGAGATTTAATATCTAATTCTGTATCACAGAGACAGCAATTAATGAACAACAACCTACTCCTAAGCGTTCCAGGTAACACCAAAGTACACGCTGGTGATCTTATATCGTTTAGTCTACCATCAGCAAAACCAATTAATCCAGGCGAGAGCCAAGAGATGAATCCTTACTATTCTGGCCGTTATCTAGTATTACAAATAAAACACAAGATAAACAGAATAGATAACAGACACGATATGGTAATTAGATGTTCAAAAGACGCTGTACGTAATATGTTGCCTGTAAATACAGAGACAGATTTAGTAAAACTAAAAGATAAAAACAACGCACAGATTATATCAGTATTTGAAGATGATGAAAGATACTTACAGACATTATCAGCAGATATAGATAAATCAAAAACGGAGGTATTAAGATAAGCTCAGAGAATCCGTCGAGTCCGACGCTTCCGTGATAATATAGGCCACCAAGCAGGCCATAACAGAAACAATGAGAGAAGGCAAGCTGAAAATATGATAGAGAGACTTCCTCAACAACAACAGAGAAAACAATGAAAAATATAATAGACAACATAAGAAACTCATATAAGGCCTCTCTAGCGGCCGCTGAAGATGGACTATATACCATAAAAACACTATATTTCTTTAAGGGATTGAATGGTGTCAGAGAATATATCAATGATAAAGTCAGTTTAGCAACTGCCTGTCTTCGTAATAAGAACAAGAAGGATTAACTCTACGCAATGGCTGGCGTACACTTTAGTTAAATAGGCATTTATGGCGTATAGCGTATTGTTTAAAAGAAAACATTTATCGGTAAAAATAAAATGATACTAGACAAAAATTTTTTAGGCCGTAACGGTTTTATGTGGTTTACAGGCGTAGTAGAGGATCGTATTGATCCTGAATATCTTGGCCGTGTTAAAGTTAGGTGTATAGGCCTTCACACAGACGACAAGTTATCATTACCTACGGCCGATTTGCCGTGGGCACAGGTTGTATTGCCTGTCTCATCAGCGGCCATTTCTGGTTTAGGTTTTTCTCCGT